TGTATAATCCATATCTAGTTTAGCATTCTTAGCTAACACTAATGGCCCTATTTGTATTACTTCACTTGCTTCTCTTACAGGAACGTGTTTGTTGTCACCTGCTCGTACATAAAAACCACCCTGCCTACGAGGATCAAAACCAACTTGTGTCCACTCAGGATCATCTAAATATTGTGTTGCTTTAGCACGTATCTCTTCTACGTCTAGATCTTTTACAATACCATCTATTGTAGCATATCCTGTCTTTTCATGGGTATCTTTTGTATAAGCAGGATCTGCTTTACCCATACCTATCTTCTCACCTTTAACTTGAGATGCTCTAAATATAACAGGTTTACCCTCTAATCCTTCATAATGAATTGCTTTTGCATAAGTAGTACCTGCATCCCCTTTTGGGGATTTACCTGCAATAATCCAAGTATCAAAAGCTTTATATGCAGGTATATCTAGTCTACCTAAAAACCTATCCCCTACTTTAAGATTAGCTTTTTTTACATTTAAATTTTTAATAGCTTTATCAGGTAAAACAAAATTACCATCTTTTCTTTGTGCTGCATTTAAAGAAAACACTGTGGATTTACTAGAGGGTTCTCTAGGTAATGAATCCCAAGGATCAACAGGTTTATACTTATCTACATTTGCTAAATGTTGTTCTCTAGTAATTTTATTATCAAGTAAATCTTTTGTTGATTTTTCTAGTTCAGGAGTGCGTATAGTGGGATTAACATCCCTAGATTTTTTAACATACTCTGCTACATTTTTTTGCCAATCATCTACAGTTTCTGCTTTATCAAACTCTGCCATTTTTCTTTGGTATTCAATGTTTGATAACTGAGGTGTTACTTCTTCTTTAGGTTTTAATCTAATGTTACCACCCATTGCACCAACTGCATCTGGGTCTACCTCAACACGTTTAGCTACATCCAAAGTTTTTCTAGCACCTGCTCTTATGGCTGAAGCTGCTGCATCCCCTATTCCAGGAATCAAACCTATTATAGCTGCACCACCCAAAGCACCTGCTAGGAAGTAATTAGGATCATCTTTTTGTAGTTCGTCATATACTTCTTTAGCAGCCATGGCGTCACCTATGACAGGTGTTAGTTCTGCTACAAACTTAGCTGCATCTTTAAAGGTAATGTCTTTTGCAGGTGCTGCGTCTTTGTCTACAAACTTTTCAGCTTCTTGCTGCACACCTTCATCAGTGTACCCAAACATTTCCATCTGTTCTGCCATACCACCTTCGTTGTATTGACCTGTACCGAAATGTCTACTTGGAGTCATTAAGTATTCCATAAAACCTTTTAAAGAAGTTTGACCTTCTTTATCTTCTTCTTCTTTTTTATCTTCTGGTAAACCAGGAAAAGTTTCTTCTGGAAAACCTTCTTTAATAGCTTCTTTATCAAACATAGTGCTTGATCTCCACTGTGCATACTCAGAAGCTTTTTCCTCACTAGAAAATACAGGTAACTTTTCACCTGTAATAAAGTCTTTACCTTGATTGTCTTTTAGTCTTTGTTTTACTTCTTCATCACTAAGTTTATTACCATTCTCATCAATGGTAGGTGCAGTAATCCATCCAGTTCCAAAAGGTATTGTAGTGCTTACCTCAGAATATCTAGTTCCTTTTTTACCAGTAATTTCACCAGTCTCATCAATCCAAACAGACCTTCCACGTAAAGTTATTTCGTTTGTTCTAGATCTAGGTTTTGGTTTAGGTTTGGTCTGATTTAGGCCCATTCACTTCATCCCTCAGAAACTTTAGTCTACGTAAAGATTTTGCTTCACCTTGTAGTCTAAACAAGTCTTCTGTTTTTAATGTTTGTTCCATTTGTATGTGTATGTGGTTTAGTCTTCGATCTAGTTCTTGATTCAGTGAATCCCAGATTTCGTGATTGTTTACTATTTGCTTTAAGCTCATGCTTGTCCTTCGCCTGTGTTGGCTGAGAAACCTTGTTCTCCTGGAACTGGTGTTGTTCCTGTGCCTACTTGTCCACCGCCTGAACCAGTTGTGTCTTGTACCTGTACTCCTGCAGGAGCCTGTTCTTTAGGCGCAGGAGCACCTTGTTGAGGTGCGTTAGGATTTACTTCAGGTGGATTGTCTGCTTTAAACTTCTTGAGAATCTCAGCTTGTATTGCTGCATCACCCATTGAGTTTGTAAGTTTGTCAGGATCAAGATCCATAGACTTAGCAATCTCTCTGATAATATAATCCATTTTTGCAAAAGGTGCAAGCACTGGATTTTGTACAACACCAAGAAACTGCATGAGTCTTTGACTACGAACTTCGTTAGCCATCAAGCTTTCAGTACCTTCTGCTTTAACTTCCAGATCACCTTTAATATCTGAGTCGTAATCAAACTGCATGTTAAAATGAAAGAAAGCCCTACCAAGAGGGCCAAGAAGATAGTCATCTACATTTTTAACTACAGTTCTAATGCTACCGTTAGCAGCAGACATGAGCATGGAAATACCAGAAGCGGTACGTCCTACACCCTGTACTCCTGTTTGACCATGAGCAAAAGATGGAAAGCCAGTTGATTCATCTGACAGCACTCTTGCTTTATCAAACATCTGCATGTTCTCGTTACTGACGTTGGGAAACTTAGTGCCAAAGATAGCTTGACCAGGAGCACCCCCTTGTCTGCGAAAGACTTTGCCAGGATAGATAGATAGATCTTGCCCAGGCATAAGGTTGGTTTCGTCTATCTCAATAATAAGATTACCAGATAGAGCAGCGTTGTCCACACTCATTCTCATGAAACCATTCATAAGGGTTTGTGTGTCATCCATGTTCTCAGCAATACCTACACCAAAGAATGAGTAAGGATTTACTTCAAAAGGAACTGCGTAGTAAGGTAAGATGGCAGGAGTAAAAGGATTCATTACAAGACGTAAGACTTGTCCGTTACAAATCCAAATATTTACAGAAACTTGATCCTGATCTTTTAACTCTTTTGGAATATCTACATCGTATGTTTTTAAAATATCTGTGTCTACGTAACCCCAGAACTCAAGAACGTTAAATCTTTCTGACCTAGTTTCTTGATCTGCATCTTCCATGACCTGTTCCCACCACTCTTTGCTGTAGGACTCACCCATTTCAATAGCGGTGTCGATAGCATTTGATCTAAAGAAAGGTCTGCGTTTTAAACCACGTATTTGTGATCTAGACATTTTATGTTTTTCAACAACATACTCAGCTTCATCCATGTTGTTTGCATCAGGATCTGGATAGAAGTTCCATATAGATACTGAGGATGTCTGTGGTACTGTTTTAATAGTAGGACTGTACTCTCCATCTTCTGACCAAGAAGGATATTCTTTGTCTAAAGCAAATGGTCCTTTCATGATACCTGTACCAAAAAGTGCTGTCTCAAATGCTGTTATACGTAGTTGTTTCTTAGCGTTTGATTCTTCTAGTTGGTCATGTATTTTCTTTTCCATCTTTTTAGCTGCAACCATAGCAGGATGGAATGTAGCTTGAGTTGGTGTGGTTCCTGGCCCTTCTTCAATCTTATCTTGTACTGGTTCAAGTTTCTTAGATAAACCTGACAGTCTTTCTCGCAGGTCAATGATAGTCTCACCTGGTTGTAGATAATTTAAATCAGGGAAATCTTTTTCTGCTGCTTTTTGTATTTCTTGATTTGTTTCAAAGTTTACTGACTCTTCAACTCCATCTGGTAAAACAGAAGGGTTAATAGAAATAGGAAACTTGTTAGATCCAAACAGTACATCTACAATTTGACCATAGGCTGCAAGAACCTTGGTCTTAGTAACTTTAACAAATACTCTAGATTTTTCTGTGGATGTAAACTGAACGTCAGGTCCGTAAATACCACGATAGTTTTGATAAGCTTTTATCCAACGCTGTTCATCTGAATACCTAGCTTTTTCTGCTTTATAGAATTTGTCCTGTACGAACCCAATAACGGTTCCTACTTTAGTATCAGTTTTATTTTCAGAGTCTTCTTTGTCTTCTACATAGGATGACTCTTGATCGTCCATATAAAGTTCTTCTGATTCAAAGATGTCATCTTCTTCCATTAGTTAATCCTTAGTATCCAAATGTGGGGTCTGATGCTTGAAAGCCTGATCGCTGTGAGCTTGGGTCAAAGTCAAATACGTTACTTCTTGGTCTGGTCATAACACCGTATCTTAGCGCATCGTATAAGTGATCTTCTGAATTGGTGTCTACATCTTCAGGGTTCTTTTTGTCAAGTGGTATTGTCGGTAATTGATTGATAAGATTTGTACAGTTATCAAATATAACAAGCCTTGGTTCCTCTGTAAACTCATCTACTTGTAGTCTTCTGTGTATCTCATTCTTGCCCGATACACGAGAGCCTTTTGATCTGTCAGCAGGACGCCACCTACATCCTTTCAATATCATTTGTTCTGCAAGGCTAGGTCCAGTATCACCTCTTCTATGCCAGAGTGAAGAGTCTAAAACTCCATACCTTATTTTTTCATCATACTCAAGGTCCAGGATCATGTCAGCCAAGTCAGTCGCTATGATTTTAGAAACATATAACTCCCTGTAGACAATTAGCTGTTCAGATCCTGGAACAACTGCTATCCATACAACACCTGTGTGAGATCCATATCCGTAATCACAAGCCCTAAATCTAGTCCAGTTTGATGGTATGTCGTATGGTTTAACTACGTGTATTTGTCTGTTAAACTCTGGAAAGGCTGAACCTTCATTTATATCCCAGTCACCTTCAAGTAATTGTCTTCTTTGGTGTTCTGGTAATGATAGAAGGTTAGCTTCGTACATTCCATCTTCTGAAAGATAAGGGTTATCAAACAGAGTTGCAGGTATAAACTTTCTTTTAAAAAGAGGTTCACCCTCTCTTGTGTGACCTTTAGGCCACGTAATTATTTCACCGTTTTCATCTGTTGCCCAGAAAGATTCTCCTGGAGTACTGGGTTCAATAAAATGTCTACGAACCCACTGATGCCCAGGTCCACCTGGGTTGCTTGTTGCTCTCATGTACAGAGGTAATCCACTAGCTTTTGTAGCTCTAAGTCGTGACCTCATATAATTCCAAGAGTAACTGGAGGGCCATTGGGTCAACTCGTCAAAGCCTATCCAGTTAAAAGCTTGTCCTTGGTATCTCATAACATCATCATCACGATCAAGGTATGACATCCAAAGTGTTGCACCGTTAGGTGCTACCCAAGTTTTATCTCTTTCCATGAACTTTATTCCTGGAACAGCCTTTGGGTAAAGCTGTTTACTTACAGATATAAGTTCTCGTAACTCTTCTGTACTCCTACGAACAAGTAGCATTCGTGCATGTGGATTCGTAAAATATCTAACTGGATCAGCCACCATCGAATACGACTTACCACCACCTGCTGCTCCTCCGTATAGCACCTCTTGTTCTGTAGACGCTAAAAATTTAGTTTGTGGGCCTGGGTTAGGCTCAAATATTACCTCTTGTGTTCCCACAGAAAGGGCATCGCTCTCCAGGTTCGAGGGAGATGTAGTCTTCGTCTTCACTAAGATCTCTGGTGTTTCTACCACCAACTCTTTTTTCTTCGATCTTCTGGCTTTTCCTTGCCGCTTCTTTGTATTTTTTGGCATACTGCTTGTAGTTTGAGGAAGCTCTACGCCTTTTCTCTTCCATTCTGACACGTTTATATAACCCTACATGTGATATTTCTCTACCAGATTCTTTAGATAACCAAGCTGCTACTTTTCTAGTGCTGTACTCTTGAAGAAATAATTTAGCTTTTTCTAGTAACTCTAACTCTTCAGGGATAGGTATCAGTAGATCTGGATCTGTTTCATCTTGTTTGTAACCAAAGGGTACGTGTCTTCCTACTCTTATAACAGGATACCACTCTCCTAGTTCCCCTTGTAGTGGTATCTGCCAGTCAACTTTGGTTGGGTGGTCTGCTGTTGT